GCTAAAGAAAGGCTATTCCAGCCAAGGCCCTAGCTCAGGCCACTGTCCTACGACTACCATTGGTACTTTCGGTAATCTGTAGAGAGTAGTATGCGATCTGATTTTAACATCAGCCGCGCTACCCACCACCTCTGTTGACGCCGATTTCTCGGCTCGATCCAAAGCTTTCACAAGGACCGAGAGCTTGTCAACAGATACTACGCGTTCACTTTCGACAAAAGCTCGATAAGTGTGTGCCTGGTAACCACGATGGAAAGCTGGGGAGACCTCATCAAAAGCTCCGATGAGACCCCCGTCGCCATAACCATCAGGTATCCGAGGCCTACGCCAGTAGCCGTCGAGGAAACTTCGTGAGAAGTCCCAAGCCGGCTTGAGCGTACCGTCGCAACCCCACACGGTAATCCGTGCAGAGTAGCGTCTGATTGTATTACACAACCAGATAAAACGGGCGTAGCAATCTACCTTATCTCTAAGATAGAACGGTGTAACGTCGAAGCCATGAAAGTAATGTTTTCCACAACTTTCACGAAATGGCCCCGCATGAAACGATTTCTTTGGGTTCACAGTGAACCCGCAAAACCGCAGCAAAGCGTGAACATCGGCATATAAAGAAGACGAGAAGATTAAATCGTCTCCGTATACACCCAATCGACGCTCCTTCTCCGATGGATGATGATCTAAAACGCTAGAACAGAGAGCCCAGAAAACCAGGCTCTCTAATTCGAACGTAAAACCATTGCCCATAGAAGAAAACTTCTGGTAATAAATCTCCTTGCCAGAAGGAAGAGTCCCCCGCATACTGCGGGACTGGTCCATAGCTTCGAACCAGTCGGGGGGTAGTAGGTACTTTACGACCTCGTAAGAGATTGTATCGGAAGCACTTGATAAGTCCACAGTACATAGTGAACCGTCCAAGCTTCCGAGACGAGCCAATTCCTGATTAAGGGACTGGTCGTCTAGGTCAACACCTACCCGTTTCAACCGACGGCGTAAACAGCCACCGATTCCTTTTTGAACATAAATGTTCATATCGGGTTCGATAGCTATCACACGATCAGTCTTGGCGCTCTTAGGAACAGTAACCACGCGATTTCCGAATACCGTTTTCACGATATCCGGACTACCAGTTACGGTAGTGGCAGATGCATCTTCTGAATGGTCGACCGAATCCTTCTGGGTTTGCACCCAGTCGGACGAAATCGACTCCAACCAGAGCGGTCTGCTACGGATAGCAGCTCGCGCCAACATCGCGTTACTAGTCGTCGTCTCAGGTATACCTGAGTATTTTTCAGACGCATCCGACCGATGACGAGGCAACCTAGTGGTTGCCCCCGGTCCCCAGCCAAAGTGCAGCTCAGCTTCACTCCAGGCAAACGGACCAAGTACACGCTGTATTTTCTTCCGAGCTCCCCATAATAGGGAGTGGAACGGGGATCTTGCCCCGTACAGAGTGCCTTTAAACCGCTGATTAGTAAGTGAACACTGTGCCTCACTCTCCTCGAACTTCTTCAAAGCAACAACCTTCCTGTCAAGCTGCAGAGGAAAATCTGGATATTTCGATGCCAGTTCCACACACAGATAGTCCCACGCAAAAGCGCGGGGGCAATCGTAGGTGGACGGATCAATCGATGCTCCAATTACATCTGCGTATTTTCGGTTGGTCAGTGCGTCTAGAAGTTGTAAGGATACCTTCGACCCAATAGACTGGTAAACCAGTCCAAGGATCTTAGGAACGGCACATGGGTAACGACGATACAGTCCCTTAACAGGTGACTGCTTATTCATGGGTTAAAACTCCATGGACATGTGGTTGTGGTCTTTACATAAGGACTCTAGTGCCTTAGTAGGCACCTTCGAAGTTCTGGACCATGGACGTCACTAGCGCATTTCCGAGAAGACTTTTGGCGTAAGCCAGAATATCATTTCGGTTGAGCAGCAACGACCTCTCCGGAAGGATGAACTCTCCGTTGAAACCACACTCGTAGCTAAGTGTCGGTGCGGGCTGAATGCCCGAACCGGTACTCGGCGACGTTACCTCGAGGATCGGAAGACGAATCTTCAGAGTCTCTCGGTAGGTGCGAGCACCGCCGTTGGAACCCAGTGGTTGGCGAATGAACGCCGAAACCATAGGATATCCAAGGGCAATGCCGCCACTTCGGTCCGCCCACCACTGTACTCCGTCCTTGTCAATCGTGACAGGTGCGAAGGTGTGATTTGCGGCGACTGAATCTACCAACGTGAGATTGCCGATAGCCGGCATGCTTGGTTACCTCAAGTGTGCCACTAATCTTTCGATTAGCGGCGGAAGGATCCACGAAGCAATGCTAAAGCATTGAGAACGTGGGCGGTTGAAAACGGGTCTTTCATCACGGGAAACCGTGGTGTCGGACTTGACAGGTACACAGATCGAGAGATATTCTTAACGGTCTGCTTGCCAACCCCACGGACCTCCTTGAAACTAGAGGAGGCCCCTGGGGCACGTCTCCATGTTACATCACTGGATGTGACGGTTCGATGTGATCTACTCCCACCCACAAAGGCTAATCCCCTAGTCGCATTAACTGCGGTAAGGTAGTTGCCAATGGGTAGGAACCAATCCACGACAAACGACCACGGGAGGAGCTCCCACGCCAACGTAGCAGGATCGAGCACGCCCATTTGGGCCATGCTGTTCACCACGCTGTGCTGAACGCGGTAGTCAAGACGAGTAAACAAACTGGCTTCAGCTGTTTCGACAATACGTCGAACGCAGTCGTTACCAGTAAATTCATTCGTCCAGCCGCCGTTAGACGAAACCCTCCTTTTCGCTGTTAGCATATAGCGATTAACGTCTTCATCCTTCTTACGAAGTTTGTCGACTGAGGCATATACGTCTGAAAGCAAAGGCTTCCAGCCATACTGTATCTCTAACCACTGGTCTGCTATATCCCTTGAGCTTAGAGTCCTCCGATTACTCGGACTCCCCACAGCTCTTAGGGCCCCGGTCACGTTCCCCTTGCGGAGAGCGTTTATCGAGGCCGCTATCCTCCGCGCCGTTCCGACGAATAAATTCGCCGTTTGGCGCCGCTCGGCAAAAGCTTGAGCAAGATTGACCTTTCCCGATTGAATTCGGTTAAGGCAATCTGACTCACTCTGTTGCCGAAGGCTAGCTTCTGTACGAAGACCAAGTAACGTCGTATTGGAAGCCGGCTGAGGAGACCACACAAATATTGAAGCGAACCCGTTATCGAATTGCCCAGAATAGGTCGTCTTCTGGGAAGAAGTCTCGATAATGTACAAACCTCCGCTGCAATAATCCCGTTTATCCTCCGACCATGTACCAGTCGTAGGTGGGATCCACTTTGTTGACGGTTTAACCCTTCCTGCCATCCAAGTACGAATGTTTCGTCGAGAACTAGCCCCAAAGATTGTCGTTGTACTGACACCTGTGGTTTTATTCAAGACTACGCGTTTGTACTGAGATGGTATTGTGATGGTTTCCGTCGGCATTGTGAGTGTGGTCCTATTTGGTTACCCTCGAAAGAGGGGCCAGGTTGCTGGTGATGTTTCAGCAACAACACTAGGTTGTACTCTAGTGAAGTAGTAGATGACGAGAGAGAGCCCTTGCGGGCCCTCCCCAATCACTCAAGCGGTATAGCGGTGGGAGGGAGTTTTTCCCTTCGCCTAATCTACGCCTTGGGCATTCAGTCGAGTAGACTTTATGCTTACGGTAACTATTAGGTTATTCTCATTTCTGAGAACCGCTGTGGCTGTAAGGCCACCCTAGACTTTCCTACCAGGTCTGTCTAGTACATCTTGATTGAAAGAAGAGCCCTT